AATATTTTCGTAACTTCTCTTGCCTCTTTTATTTCTGTTTCTGTTAAGTCAGTACGATTTTCAATCTCAATGTTAAGTGCTTCAACTGTAATTGCAGCATCATACTTGACAATAAATTGTGTTGCCTCTTCAAATATTATCTTTTCAGTTTTATTCTCAAAGTATTCTGGTTCGATGAATGGAATTACTTTTCTAGAATATTCTTCATCAAAAATCAGATTACGAAGAATAGTAGTTTCAATTCGTTCCATATGAATATTCTTCTTTTGCAATATTATCTAACTTTTCCATTATATCATCTGTAAAATATTTGTCTGGATTTTTGTATATTTCTTTAGCATACACTTTCTTACCATCCATCTCATATCTACCCGCAACATTTTTCCAGAGACCACCTTTCTCTCCTAAGTCTAAAAGACCATAGTATTTGTCAAGTCCTCTGTCATCATAATATAATCGGATTTCAACTTCTTTGTTTTCTTTACTTAAACGTGATTTATGAGTCTTTGCCTTGATAATATTTCCAATGACATCTTTTCCGTCTTTTTCTTTCTTCTTGGTAAGATAGATGATTGTAGATGCAGCATACTTGAGACCGCTGCCTCCTCCCATTTCTTTAGTTGGGACGTAAGATCCGATAACGTCATAGGTGTGATTAGTAACAATAAGTGGAATGTTTGCTTGACCAAGTTTTAATGTAAGCATTCTAAATGCTCCTTTAACAAGTTGAGATTTGGTCATATCTCTTACCTGTTTATCATTTAGGGCATCCGTAATTTCTTTCTCTGTAGAAAGCATACCTAGAGAATCTAACACAAACATACAGGGTTTGCGATTCTCTTCATCTGACTTTAAGTATATATCTACTGCCTTCAGTGCCTTACCACGAAACTCTTCAATTGTTACGACATTAACAACAACTAACCGTGTTAGGTCAACCCCACGAGACTTAAGTAGTCCTTTGTTGACAGCAGCCTCGGTGTCAAAATAAAGGCAATAACCATCAGGGTTATTATCCAAAAAGTTTTTGACAACAGCCAAGGAAAAATAAGTCTTTCCAGTAGAGCTTTCACCAGCGATGGCAGTAATCTTATTACTAGAAACACCACCATAAATGGAACCGCTAACAACTGCATTAAAGATATGACTTCCTGTATCAATGAATCTTTCTGTTTCATCTATATCTTGTGCTACTTTGGTAAAATCATCACCAATCTCTTTTACTATTTCTTTCAAGAAATCCATTCTTTACCCTCTTTACGATGATGTACTTCAACATAGGATTGGCACTTTGGACAAGAAAGATTAGTTACAAAGTCATAAGCATGATCTTTGCCATAAAACTCTTCTTCTAAGTCGTGGTCTCCACCCCAGATGAGTTCAGTGCCACAGTGCCAACAATCCATTTTATTTTTATTATACTATTTTTATTTTAATTCGTCAAGGTATTAGGAAAAAAATAATTCTAGGTTTACGGTTTTTTCAACATTCCACCCAATTGCATCGAGGATTGCTTTAAGTGGCTCAACAAAACTTTTGTCAAATTGTAAATCGTAATCAACATACTTCTCAAGTCCAAGTTCTCTCGGAAAGTCTTGAATGAATGATATTACATTCTCTTGAATGATATTTGGTTTTTGTAGATAAAGAAATTTGACTTTCTCTCCATTACTGATGAGTGAATATTTATTGTCCAACTTTTTCGCTTTTACATAATGATTAAACAATAATGCACCCCGTATATGTATAGGAGTTCCCTTTTCATATATTGTAGAATGTGCTTTATACTTTTGAACATTTGATGCAGTGCGAGGAAATGCAATCTCTTCTGGCGGTAATTTTTTGAATTGTTTTCGAGATTCGTCAATAAATTCAATAACATCTTCTTCAGTGCCATTCATCATCAACTTAAGTGCATTTTTAATTAATGTACGACAAGGTGCAGGAGTTGAAGACTTCACTGCTTCAATACCCATCATCTTAAGATTAGGTTTGTCATATCTGACACCCTCACTATCCCACACATTTAGAATATATCTTTTCTTTGCTGTCCAGATGCCACGGTCTGCGATATTCTCTCGCTTCATAAACATCTTTTGGTCATAAGCATTTACGTAGTTCGCCAACGTTTCATAAGAACTCGTAATATACTTTTCAAATTCCATCTCACAGATCTTATTAAGGAACGACACAATGCTTTGATTAGTCGTCTTTCTCCCTTTGTATACAGTTTCGACCAAAGGACCAAGATTAAGGTAGATGGAATCAGTATCGCTGGCAATAACATAGTCTTCATTCTCCGTTTTTAAAATTTTGTTTAGATACTTGTTCATACGGTTTTCTATCCAACGAATAGAAACCTGACCAGATAGTGTAATAGCTTCTGCATTGGCAAGTTTATAATAGCGAAAATATTGATTACCAATAGCACCATAAGCAGAGTTAAGGGAAATCTTTTTTGCCATCTGAATATTGTTACATCTTGCAATTTCTTTTTCAAGATTTTTTGTTGGAGTCTTTTCATATTTCTTTTTTGCAGTAATCATTCTTTTCTTGAAGATGACTCTTTCATTGTACATTTTCTCCATCAGTTCTGGTAAGAAACCTCTTACGTCCTTACGATACATTGCACCGTTTGCACAAACAGCATTGTCTTTATACATTTCAAATGTTATGTCCTCTTCAAGAATTTTATCAACTGTAACAGATGGATGTCTTGTATCTAGTAAAGTCTCTGGAGAAATATTATATTGCATTATCAAATGCGGATATAGACTATTCAAGTCAAAAGAAACAACCCAATCGTATTTGCCAGGTATTGGTTCTTTTACATATGCACCTGCATACTTATCATTTTTATTTGAACGATTCTTTGGTGGAATGACAATATTTCTTCTCTTCAAATAATTGTAGATAATTGTATCCCACATACGAACCTGATAGAATACATCTTCATAATTAACCTTTGCATCGTATGCCATTGTCAAGGCAAGCTCAATCAACTTCATCTTATCCTCAAGACGGTCAACAAGTTCAACGTCAATGATGTTGTATTCGACAAACTTCTGCCAACCTTTTGTATAGAAGTCTTTAAATGTATCAAACTCTGAGTGGTCAAGTTTCTTTTGTCCAAGTTCAACACTTGCAATATAATCCAAACGATATGACTCTTGTGCTTTGTAAGTAAACTTCTTATACAAGTCAAGATAATCTAACTGAGATACACCACCGATGTCATAAGAGATATGTTTACGACCTGCAATAAATGTTTCTTCCTCAGTTACAAGACCCCAAGGTGACATTCTCTTTTTGAGTTTCTCACCAAGTATCCTGTCAATACGACGACAAAGATATGGAATATCATATAACTTACTGTTCCAACCAGTAATAACTTCTGGTGTATTATCTTCAATCATCCACCAGTTAATAAAATCATTAAGAAGTTCATACTCTGTCTTGAATGATTTGTATATGACATTTTCTTGTTTATTATTAAATGCACCAAGACCCCAAGTGCGAATCTGTTTTGTAGTATAATCTTGTAAAGTGATTAAGAGTATTTCTTCTGCACAAGATTCTACGTCAGGGAATCCAAGTTCTGATTTAACCTCAATATCAATTGTGGTTAACTTAATTTGTTCAATATCAAACTTAACTTCAACCTCTGGGTATTTTTCTGAAATGTATTGATAGATAAATCTTTCATTACCATAGATGTTAAAGTTTTCAACCTCATTATATTTTTTAATAAAGTCACGACAATCCCTTACCGTGCCAGGTTCAACTGATTCTACATATTTACCATCAAGTGTTTTATATTTTGATTTACGTTTGGAGTCAACAAAAAGAGTTGGGTAAAACTTCTCACGAGTTGCAAAGTGTTTACCATCTTCGTAACCACGAACAAGAAAGTTGTCACCAACCATTTGGACGTTTGTATAAAATCTCATGAAGTAAGTTCTAAATATTTTGCAATTACTTCTGGTGTAGGATCAGCAATTGTAAGTATGTCCTCTGATCTTATCATATATTCAGTATCATTGGAAGCCTCTAGCAATGGTTTCATTTTCTCAAGGGACTCAAACTTAACTGGGTTAATTAATTTACAATTAGGATTTCCAAGTTCTGCATCAACTTCTTCTATCTCACTGATAAGAACATTATCAACATCAACTAATATGCATTTTATTTCTTTAGTCATTTGTCTCCTCTTCAATAGTTGTATCTGTTTTATCTATAAACATTTGTTTAATACTTTCAATTGGTTCAACGATTGTCATAACACAATCTGGAGGTAATAAAATTTCTTTATCTTTAGACAAGAT